AAAATTGGAAACTTGTTCCAAAAGTTTCTCATAGTTTGCAAAATGATCCTGGGGGTTTTTCCAAAAAAAGATTTTGTTTATCCATAGGGATATGTATATCTTTGCATCATGAGAATGACAAGTTTATATACTTTCTGTTGGTTTAGCAGTTCACGCCACCGGTGGAAATAATGTCATGCTATAAAGATATTGAGCCATCGGATAAACCGGTGGCTTTTTTGTTTTATGCGTGCTTAGTGTAATGGTAGCACAAGAGCTTCCAAACCTCTTGGTCAGGGTTCGAATCCTTGAGTGCGTGCAAAGAGAAGTAAAGGAGTGGTTGGGTACACTCGGTGTAGTTGGACATACATCACTTCTCTTAATTGGTAAGATAGCAAAGCAGGTCTATGCACCGGACTGAAAATCCGGCCATGTCGGTTCGACTCCGACTCTTACCACATAAAGATCAGATACCCAATGTTGGTAGCGGGTATAGTCTGCAAAACTATAGCAACACCGGTTCGATTCCGGTTCTGATCTCAAAAAAAAGTTTTGGAAAAGTTTGGTGGAATGAAAAGAGTAGTTATCTTTGCACCAAGCAAAACAGTAACAAAGCAACAAACAATGTTCACAATACGTATTATAGCGATGGTCGGAGGCACTGAGAAACAGAGCCCCGGGATTCCTATTGTATAGTGTGAACAACTAACGATACCGATCCCGGGGCCATAACAGCTCCGGGATTTTTGTTTTTACACAATCTCTCGTAGCTCAACGGCCAGAGCTTCTGACTTTTAATCAGAAGATGGTGGTTCGATTCCACCCGGGGGAACAAAACATATAGTCCTTTAGCTCAGTCTGGCAGAGCATCTGTTTTACATACAGAGAGTCATAGGTTCAAATCCTATAGGGACTACACAGGCACATAGTACAATGGATCAGTACACATGACTACGGATCATGAGATAGAGGTTCGAATCCTCTTGAGCCTACAAGAAAATAAAATAGCGGGATGTCTGAAGTCCGGTATCAGGGTGGTCTCATAAGCCACTGCGAAAGCCTCGGGGGTTCAAATCCCTCTCCCGCTACATAAGCAGCAATACCTCAATTGGTAGAGAGCCGTCCTTCCAAGTCGGAAGTTGTGAGTTCGAATCTCACTTGCTGCTCACTTGCCGGTGTCATCTAACGGTTAGGATAACAGATTTTCGATCTGTGTGAGAGGGTTCGATTCCCTTCATCGGTACTAATGCATCTTTAGCTCAGTAGGTCAGAGCAACGCACTCATAATGCGGAGGTCCGTGGTTCAATCCCATGAAGGTGCACATATAGGAGTATAGCTCAGGGGTAGAGCAGCTCTCTGATAAGGAGCAGGTCAATGGTTCAATTCCATTTATTCCTACATGATAAAAGTAGGTGACATAGTATTACACACAATCTCGGGCTTGTACTACAAGTGCGAGAACAACAAGCAACAGAGATGGATGAACATGAGTACATTCTATAAAGTTGCTAATGATATAATACTGCCACCTAACTACTTTATAAAGTATATAGGTTAATCAGGGGCCCGGGACTGCTCGGAGTGGTCATCTGCCTTGCAAGCAGAACATCAGTTGGGTTCGATGCCCAAGAGCTCCACAAAAATAAATTTGGTAGTTTCGTAAAGACTATCTACTTTTACATCATGATCACAAACAACCATACAACGAATCAACCTAATCCGCAAGATTGCGGCAGGGCTCGTTATATGGATACAGATGATAAAGGATAAATCAAAGTACCAAAATATAACAAGCCCTCGGATAACCTCCGGGGGTTTTTTAATTCAGGGATTTAGAGAAGTCAGGTTATTCTCACTTGGTTTGGGGCCAAGCAAGCACAGGTTAGAATACTGTAATCCCTACGAATGGAGCCTTAGTGGAGTCTGGAGTCTACGCTGGCTTGTCACGCCAGAGATCATGGGTTCGAATCCCATATGTTCCGCACTTGGAAATGGAGCTGGGTTGGTTCAGCACCCGACTGTTAATCGGTGAGTTCATGGGTTCAAATCCCCTCATTTCCGCAATAAGCCTGGGTAGTTCACTTGGTAGAACAACTCCCTTGTAAGGAGAAGGTAGCTGGTTCGATCCCGGCCCTGGGCTCTGAAGTTGTGGTGTAGCGGTAACACGTCAGGTTTTGGTCCTGAAATCTCCGGTTCGATCCCGGGCAGCTTTACTAACATGGTGACTGTAGTGTAGCGGTAGCACGAGAGATTGTGAATCTCTTAGCCAGGGTTCGACTCCCGCTGTCACACCATATGTAAAGATTTCACCCAAAATCTTTACATGTCCCGGGCATTTGTAAAAAATCTTTACATAATGTTTGGTAGTTTCGAAAGAGCATCTTAATATTGCAGTATGAAAGCAATCAGCCTATATAGTTACTTGTACCTCTCGTTACCAACGAGCAGGAACTCTGTGGCTGTATAGGATAGATATACGAGACTACAAAGCACCCTGCTCAATCAAACGAGCAGGGTTTTTTGTTTTATACCCCGGTGGGCAAACTGGTAAAGTCGCTTGACTTAGGATCAAGAGTTTTGAGGGTTCGACTCCCTCTCGGGGTACATCGGACTGTGATGAAATTGGTAGTACGTGCAGGACTTAAAATCCTGTGATCCGGAAGGGTCGTGTGGGTTCAACTCCCACCAGTCCGACATATAGGAGTATAGGTAAGTGGTTAAAACGGCCTGACTGTAAATCAGGTGCCTTCGGGCTTCGGGAGTTCAAATCTCTCTACTCCTACACTTGGAAGATTAAGCAGTGGCATTGGAGCTGCGACCAGCCTTGAAAACTGGGTCTCAGGAAACTGAGTGGGGGTCGGGTCCTCAATCTTCCGCATTTGGAGAATGAATCTACCAGGGTAGGCTTGCACTGCTAACGCATTGGTTCGGGAAACTGGATGTGGGTCACGACCACCGTTCTCCGCTACTTCTTTTGGATGTTGTACTGAGCCATTAGCAATGCTATCTCCCGGCCCAGGTGATAATAATGCTGCCGGTTGTACCGGGTAAGTGGTATACCATTATTGAAACAGAACTGATCCTTAAGCAGATCCTTAGCCTTTTGCTCCTTTGTGTTGTGGGAACTCCGGCCATCATATTCTATCATATGGATACCCTTAGTTGTAAGGATCAGAAAGTCGTACCTGGCATACCCATAGTTAGTAAACTTCAAACCTTCAAAAGCTACCTCCCGGTACCAATCCACTTTATACTTACTCAGTTCCGCAGCTATTAACTTCTCTGCCTCACTGATCTGATCCTGGGCCCGGACAACCACAAACCAATCCAGTGGATTCTTTACCCTGCCAGCCACATTCCGGATCACAGAAGAACCACTACCACTCCGGCTCTTTATCTTACCCTCAAAAAACTTTCGTGCCCTTGCCAATTCTTCTTCCTTTTTTCGTTGTTCCCGGTTTAAACTCTCGACCAACTCCCGGTGCTTTTTCTGGGTAGCACTATCACTTGGGATACTATTACCACTAGCTGAATTACCTAAAAGATAAAGTCCGATTATACCCGCTACGATAACAAATATCGCAAAACCCATAGAAAAATATTTTTTACAAAGCTATAAAAATTTGTTTGGTAATTAGTTTTTATACTTTACATTTGTAGTATTATATACATTAACCAAGTTTATTACACTTATTTAATTATGCAAAAGCAACTTAAAAGTCAATTCGCAAAAGGTCCTCAAGCACCTTTGACTGAGGATGAACTACAGAAAGAACGTGCTATCCAAGAGCAGAAGTTGGATGACATACTTCCATTCATGCGTAAGCAAGCTGAGTATGATCGTCTGCAAATGGAACTTACTGAGATGGATGCTATTATGGGAAGGCTTCCTGTCAATCAGGTACCGGGCTTACTTGGTCTTGAATTGAAGGTAAGGGAGATCCAGTCTCAAGGTTTCCTTGCACAGTGGGCTGCCGGCCAACGAGAAGCAATGGAGAAAGCCGCACAGGAAATGCCGGAAGAAGAACGTAAAGCTTATGAGGAGTTTATGAAACTCCCTCCGGAAGAACAAGAAAGACTTCAGAAAGAAGCAATTGAAGCTTATAACAAAGCTGAAGAAGAAGCAAAAGCAGCTCAGGAAAAATCAGAAAAGTAATGGAAACTAATAGTACAGTAGTAAAATACCACATGCACCAGAGCTCTCTTATTAGAGTTCAGGTAATACTGTACTGCCATATGAATGGATATTTTCCCGGAACTGCAAGAAGTAGGGTTAGTTTTGCCGATATTGATTGTCTGACACTGTTGGGTATGAGGGGCAAGACTAACCTTATTTCTTTTTGTAAAGAGTTGGTAGGTTTTGGTGTATTTAAAAGCGTACAATCCGTAAGGAACGCTATATCAAAACTACAAGATAAGAATCTGATTTCTAAAGAAGGTAGATCACATAAGATAGTATTTCTAAATCCGGACATGAAGATCCTTACAGATGAAGCTATGACCGTAAACTTCTTGCTATCTACAGATATCAAACAGTTAAAGAATGTATCCCCAGAAAGTTAAAGATCTTATACCGGAAATTGCAAGCAAGCTTAATATTCCTGTTGAACATCTGGAGATGATGGTCACCGGTGAGTTTCAAGCAGTAAAAGATGCAATGGGTAGTTGGGATCATAACATGATTTTTCTTGAACGCTTTGGTACATTCTTTTTCAGGGTATGGAAAATAGAAAATGAGGTAAGGAAATGCAATGATATCCTTAGAGATACAACAAGATCTGTTGCTGTATTGGATAACTTTCAGGAACTTAAGTACAACCTTATCAAAATGGATTCTATTATTCTTGGAGAAATGATAAGGAGGCAACAGGAAAGAGAGATTCTAATTAACAATGAACATGTTCCAAGTCAATTCCATTACGAGGCAGGTTGCAGATGCGAAGGTTGTAAAAAGTTTCACAACCAGGTAATGAAAAAATATAGAAGCACAAAACGTGAAGCATTTTTAAGAAACAAAAAAAGACTTCAAAAACTTACTGAATATGAAACTAAAAGAGATATTTCAAAGGGCTTGGGAGAATAAAGAAGCTATAGCAGAAGGTCTTTATAATACCTATGTCTCAAACAACCATGCAATAAAAGAAGAAGCTGCAAGAAGACTTGCTATCTGTCAGGCCAATACATGTGGTTTCTGGGATGCTACCGGTACTTCAGATCGACTGGTTGTAAAAGGTCAACCTGGTTGTACAGGTTGTGGTTGCAATGGTCAATACAAAACAGCATCTATGTCATCTCACTGCTACCTTAAGGATATAGGTCAGGAACCTTTGTGGGATGCAATCATGACACCTGATCAGGAAACAGAGATCCAGAAAATGGCTCGTCAAAAATATGAACAACAAATCAAAAAATAATGGTAGCCTTTACAGATAAAGATCACTCATATTATCTTATTGATAAACCGGAAACAAAACTTACAAGTATCACTACATTGGTACATGCAATGTGTCCGGTCTTTGATGCTCCTGCACAGGCTGCAAAAAGTAGTGTAAATAAACGTAGCAAATGGTATGGGATGGAACCGGCCCAAATCATTGCTGCTTGGGATGAGGAGAGAGATAGAAGTGTTGTTCTCGGTACATGGTATCATAATAAACGAGAAGCAGCACTTCTTACTCCTGAAGCCAGGGCCGTTCATAATATATTTGCTCCTAACATAAAGGATAATGTAAAGTATGCACTGTCTCAGCAGTTAGAAGAAGGTACCTATCCTGAGTTTCTTTGCTATCTTCTTTCCTCTTCTATCTGTGGGCAGAGTGATCTGGTTACAGTAAAAGATGCAGTAATAAACATCAGAGATTATAAAACATCCAAAGAGATCAGAACAAAGGGTTACGGTAATAATTACACTGGTCCACAAATGATGTTGTCTCCGGTATCTCATCTTGAAGATTGTGAGTTTAACCATTACTCATTACAGTTGTCTTTGTACATGTACATGCTCCTAAGACACAATCCTAATCTTAAACCAGGGTCACTTATTATTGAACATGTGATCTTTGAAGAAGAGGGACAGAATAAATTTGGCTATCCTATACATAAACTTGTAGACGGTGAACCGGTTGTAAAAGAGGTAAAAGAAATTGTTTTACCTTATATGAAAAACGAGTGCCAGGCAATTATTAATTGGTTAAAGAACAACAAAAATAAACTAGTAAAACATGCCTAAGTTACAGATAGTAGTTACTAAACAATCCGGAGTTAGTTATCACAGATTCGTTAATCCTATTTCTTATCTTGATCTCGGTCCTGACTGGACTGCAGAACTTTTATGGTTTGGTCAAGATGAAAGTAAAATAGACTGTGATGTTCTTTGGTACAGTAAGTATCTGGTAACTGAGCCAATGTTCTTAGAAAAGATCAAGGAAAAAGGTACCAAGATAATAGTTGATGTGGATGATGATTGGGAACTACCACCTTCTCATCCTTTGTATCGTATATGGAAAGATTCAGGAAGAGATAAAAGAACTGTTGAGAATATTAAACTGGCAGACGTAGTAACATGTTCTACTTTAAAACTGCAGGATAAGATACGTCAGTATAATAAGAACACTATAGTAATTGCAAATGCTTTACCATTTGGACATAGTGTGTATCAACCTCTTCCTTCTGAACCAAGAGAAAAGATGACATTTATCTATGCCGGTGGATCCAGTCACTATAATGATCTGAAGCTACTACAAGGTAAGTTTAAACGTATTGGTGCAGACTCATGGATAAAAGAGAGGGCACAGTTTTTTATGGCCGGCTATCTACCTGAGCAGGTAAATGTAAAGGCACAAGGTGTTGTTCTTAAAAAGCAGATCTTTGGTGAGTGGGATAAAATGGCATCCATATTTGCTGCTACCAATAGCTACAGGATATTACCTTCGGATGAGTTAGATACCTACATCAACTATTTTGACATGGCTGATGTTTCTTTAATTCCTCTTACGGATCATTCCTGGAATAGTTATAAGAGTAACCTGAAGATCCTTGAATCATCTGCAAAACATCTGCCGGTAATCTGTAGCAAGGTAGAGCCTTATTACCCTGAGATGAAAAACTATCCAGGTATAATATGGGTAGAAAAGAATGATTGGATAGAACCTATCAAATGGTCTATTAAGAATCCCGGGGCAGTAAAGGATATGGGGGAAAGTCTTGCTGAAAAAGTTTGGGAAGACTACAGTATCCAAAAGTGGAATGACGTACGTAAACAATTGCTTATCTCATTAATAAAATGATAGAAGAGATCTTACAAAACCAAGTACCGTATCTACTTAACGGTAAAAAACTATACGAGGAAGAAGACGTAAAAAAGATGCTTGTAGAGCTTTTGCAAAAACTTCAACCGATGCATAAAGATAAAGCACCTGAAAGGGAATATTACCCGGGTGCAACATGTTAAAATGAAAAGATTGAAACAATATATTATCCAACAAAAGATCAACTACCATTACAATATGCGGAATGTATTATTGTATTCCCGTTCATATAGTAAAGGTTTAGTCAAGGATGAAGATGATGAACTCTGGCACAGAGCAGCTTGTGAACTACGTTGTGCACAGAGAATGGAAAAAATACTAAAGAGATACTTATGATCAGTTTATTTGATTACAATAACGGAAAGGTAATACCCTCTACGGCTTGTTACATTATTCCCGAGTTGCAAAAGATAAAAGAGTGCTACCCTAGTAATTACATGAAGATGTACCATTACATCTTTGCCATAACCTGTATGGATGCTTCAATCAGTCCTTATGTAAACCTACCGGAAGATAGCCGGGAGGAAGTAATACTACAGGACGTAAAGCCAGACTTTTCTCTTGAGGATCCTATTCTGTTAGCAGCACTTGATAAATGCAAACTGCTTTACGATACTCCTGTATTGAGATCGTTTAAAGGAGCCAAGAAGATGTTGGATAAGGTTGCAACATATCTTGCAGAAGAAGAGATTACAGGGGGCAAGAATGGCAATGCTGCAGACATCAGAGGACTTATGAAAGAACTGCCTGATTATTGGGCCAGTTACAAGAAATGGGAAGCTATCCTTAAAGAGGAGCAAGCTGTAGCCAGGGGTAAAGCAAAAATTAGTTACGATCAGCAACCAACTTATAAAAACACTAAAGAGGAAGGAGCCGAATAGTTATGAGCAACATACCAATAATACTTTGTAACAGGAACAGGTTAACTACTACACGTAACCTGGTAAATCAATTAGTAGAAAGGGGTTACAAGAACCTTTACATTATTGATGCAGTAAGCACTTACGAACCACTTCTTGAATGGTACAAAGAGCAAAAGGATGCAGAGATCATTTACATGAAACAAAACATCGGACATAAGGTTTTATGGAATAGTGATATTCTTCAACGCTTTAAAGAGTATCCGTTCATTGTTTATTCAGATAGTGATATCAGTCTTAACCCAAATACTCCTCCTAATTTCATAGAAACTATGATAAAGGTGTGCAAGGATTATAAGATGGATAAAGTAGGCCTGGCAATTAACATCAGTAATCTTCCCAACTACCCTGAATCATCAAGGGCAGGTGCATTTGAACAGCAATGGTGGCAAACTAAAATACCATCTATGGAACATGAGCTGTACCTTTCAGATGTAGATACCACTTTTTGTCTTTTAAGAAACGGAAAACCTTTTACGTACAGAGCACTTAGGATAGCCGGTGATTTTACTTGTGATCATATGCCTTGGTATAATGATCCTAAAAATCTTTCAGATGAAGAGAAATATTATATTGAACATGCAGAACTTAAAGTATCTGAGTATAAACAACGATTAATGGGATTAAGATAATGAAACTTTTTACAATTGGTTACCGAGCAAGATTTCCTGATGTTTTTGAAAAATATCTTGGACCTTCTTTACTTAGTTTAGAAGGAGAATTTGATATAATTAAAAAAGAAGAACAAGTAGCAAGTACTCATAATGATTTTATATCTGAAAATTGTCCTGCTAAAAACTACAATGATATAATATTTGAATGCACTACACCATATCTTATACTTTGCCATGAAGATGTTTCATTTAGTCCGGATTTACTTCAGTGCATAGAAAATACTATTTCTAAAATTCCAGAATTTGGAATATTGGGTTTAGTCGGATGCAACAATGCAGGTACTAACAAATGGTCAGAAAAAGATGTGATACATGAAGTAGATACTCTTGATAGTTGCTTTATTGTATTAAGATTAGATTATGGTATTAAGTTTAATGAAAAAGATTTTGGAGGACTTCATTTGTATGTTGAAGATTTTTGCGGAAGATTAAAATCTTTTGGGAAAACAGTACATACAATTGAACTACAGGAACATAGTTATATTAATCACCATTCTGCAACATGGAATACATTAGGTGCAGCTTGGGGAAATTATTCTGAATACAAAAAAATATTTACAAAACTTTACCCAACTTTAAAAACAACTTAGTATGTTAAAATTATCTATTTGTATATTAACTTTACCGGATCGACTTTCTCATCTTCATAACCTATTAACCCTTCTTTATAAACAACCTGTACATCTTTTAAGACAATGTGAAATATTAATTATTGCTGATTATAAACATTACACAATAGGGGAAAAAAGAAATCAGCTTCTTGAAAGTGTCAAAGGTGAGTATATTACTTTTGTGGATGATGATGATGATGTTACAGAAGATTTTCTTAGTGAAATATTTATAGGAATTAATCAAGGTGTAGATGCCATTGGTATAGCAGGAATGTACGCACCTGTAGTAGGTACACATAAACCTTTTAAATGTAGTAAAGATTATAAATGGGAAGAAAAACCAGATGCGTATTACAGAAGTATTCAGCACATCTGCCCTATAAAAACTTCTATTGCACGTATGGTAAAATATCCAGAAATAAATTTTACAGAAGATAAAATTTTTTCAGATAGAGTACAACCTTTTATACAAACTGATTATGTAAGTAATAAAATAATTTACATTTATAAATATAGGAGCAAAAAATGAAAAAAGAACTTACCATAGTTGTTCCTTGTTATAATAACATTGAACTTACAAAAAAAACATTGAGTACATTAAATGACTCTACTGAATCTCCTATAAATATTATTATAGTTGACGACAATAGTACAGATGAAACAGAGGCTTACTTTAAGGCACATGGTTATGCCAACAATCTTTTTTACATAAGGAACGAGCAGAACAAAGGGGTAAATGCAAGCTGGAACATAGGCCTTAAAAAGGCTCTTGAGTTAGATGCTCCTTACATCTGTATCTCTAACAACGATATGTTGTACACTAAAGATTGGGATATTGCTCTTATTAAAGCTCTTGAGGGCGGCTATTCAGTAGTAAGTCCGTATTCAACTGAACAGCAGATTCCTGATGATTTTCCGGAAGGTAAAACCAGACATGTTAATCCTGTACCACTTGCAATATTGGGTTGCTGTTTTATGTTTAAGAAAGATCTTATAGATACAATAGGTTTCTTTCCGGAGGAAATGATTCATTACTATGGTGATAACTGGATAATAGATATCTGTAGCAAGCATTCTTTTAAAGTAGGGCATATACGTGATAGCTACGTTCATCATCTTTATTGCAAGACAACTAGTAAGTTGCCAGGTAGTATTTTTAGTAGAGATACTATAGCATATAGAAAGTATTGTACAGAACATAATTTGATTGCTAAGTAGTATCTTTACAGAATATGGAAAAGAAACCCTTCAAAAAAATTCCTACATGGGATGCCGGTACCTGGACATATACCCTGTTTGCTACTGAGGATGAGTTTAGGAACTTTGTTAAACAACTGTTTAAAGAACCGGGCCAGTACAATTTTGATGAGACCTCTTTAATGTTCAACGAACATGCCAGGAGGTTTGAGGAAAAGAAGATGTTCTGTGAGGTACCAGAAGGTAGCCGGGACTATCGTGACTATTGGGATACTGAAAAGGAAAAGTGTCGAATGGGTGTCATCTTTAAAAATGGCAAAGGTGATGTCTGGTACCTACCTCGTTTTTATTATCACTGGATCAACTTCCTAAGGATCTATAGAAAAGCTCCACCAAAAGGTTTCCACTTTCCAGATGTAAGGGATGTACAGTATCACATGGCTCTGTATGAGTTCCTGGCCGAATTACATGGAGAAAATAGTTCTGTTTTGAAGAAAAGGCAGATTGCATCTTCTTATTTTCATATAGCCAAGATATATAATAGGTATATTTTTGAAGATGGTTTTGTATCAAAGATTCTTGCTTCAGATAAAAAGTATATCAACTCTACAGGTTCTTGGAAGTTCTTGGAAGAGTACCACAACTTTACAAATGCTGAGACAGCCTGGGTAAGGCACAATCAGCCGGACAAAGAATTTAACTGGCAACAAAAGCTTGAAACCAAAACACCCGATGGTCGTAAGATTGATATTGGTACCAAGGCAACTATTACTGGTATTACTTTGGATAAGGATCCTGTTGCCGGTGTAGGTGGTGCCGTTGATGAAGTGTTTTACGAGGAAGGAGGTATTGCTCCAACTGCCCACATTACTTATGGTTACATGAGAAATGCAATGAAAGAGGGTGGTATTATTACAGGTCACTTTGTTATTGCCGGCTCAGTTGGTGATCTTGATCAATGTGAACCTTTGAAGGAGTTTGTAATGAATCCTGAGGGTTATGGTATGTACAAGATCTGGTCTAACCTTATAGATGATAAAGGGACTGAAGGATATACCGGCCTGTTTATTCCAGAACAGTGGGGTATGCCACCGTACATAGATCAGTATGGTAACTCTATGGTACAGGAAGCACTTGACTATTTGGATAAGTATTACGAAAATCAACGAAGGCTCTTAAAAGCTGATGATTATCAACTACTTATCTCTCAGGGCCCAAGAAATATAGCTGAAGCATTTGCAATTCGTAAGGTATCTCCGTTTCCAATAAAACATACTGCTGCTCAGGTAAGAAGAATTGAGGACAATAATTATAACCTTGAGTACTTTGAACTGGATCGAAATGAGAAAGATCAGGTTATCCTGGTCAATTCAAACAAAAAACCAATGGCTTATCCTACGGATAGAAATGCCACTGACAAAACAGGAGTAGTAGTTATTCATGAAAGGCCGGTAAAGAACATGGATGGTTCTATACCCTGGCTAACTTACCTTGCATCTATTGACCCGGTAGAAACCGGAGAGACTACTACATCTGACTCATTAGCATCCATATATGTATATAAAATGCCAATTGAGGTTACAAGAACAGATGCAGAAGGTGAGGTTACACAATTTGTTGAAGGAGGTAAACTGGTATGTGAGTGGGTAGGAAGATTTGATGATCCGATTAAAACCAATGAGCAACTTTGTCAGATAATAGAATTATATAATGCATATACAATCTGTGAAAAGAACAAGCCGGGTTTCATTTCGTACATGCAGTTAAAAAGAAAGCAACGGTACCTGGCTAAGGCCAGTGAAATGCTTTTTGATAAGGAGCATAGTAATACCGATGATACCTTTAAGGCATACGGATATACCATGACTACAAACCTGTGGGCAAAACTTTTGCAGTATGGCATTGATTCATTATCAGAAGAAGTACATACTAAGATAGGGGAAGATGGTGCTATTGAAAAAATATCATATGGGGTAGAACGTATTCCGTTTATTTGGCTTTTAAAGGAGATGCAGAACTATGAAAAAGGTAAAAACTTTGACCGGGTTATTGCATATTGTGCTCTTATGGCCTTTGTTGCAAAGCAAATGGGTACCATGGGAGTAAGGAAAAAAATAGAAAGAACTGCCCTAACCCCTACAAATACAGAAAATCTTCGTAACTTGTTACAGAGGGGGCAACCTTTCCGTAATTTGGATAGATATGATAGGAATGTTCCTACTCAATATCAGATCCCAAGAAAAGCATTTAAACATTTAAGATAAGATGGCCCAATTAATTAGTGGTTACCAGGCGTATAAAGGTAAAACAATATCTCCGGCCAGTATTGGTTGGAATAACCTTATGCAACCGGTACAATTCGTACCAGATAAGGATAAGACTCTTGAGTGGAGTATCCTTACTATGAACTGGATAGAATGGCAAGGTCTGCAACAGTTACAGAGAAATCTTAACTGGATGACCAAGAATTACAATCTTGCCAACAACATTATAGATAAGAGGGACTATGTGCGTGATCCGGACAATGAATATGCAATGCTGATTGACCACATGACTCGTCAAGGGGAAACAGCAATGGAGATTAAAAGTTACCTCTTTACCAAAAAGGTAGTTGATATTCTTACCAATGAGTACAGCAAAAGATCTTCTGCTATTACATTCAAAATGAATGATAGTCGTAGTTACAATGAACTTATTGAAGAAAAAACTGCTGATATTGAAAAAAGTCTTTTGGCAAAAGCCTCAATCATGCAAATGAATAAGCTGATTGAGATGGGTATGGAACCTGATTCTGAACAGGCTCAACAAATGATGTCTGAGGAAACAATCAAAAGTTTACCGGAGATTCAGGATTTCTACACAAAGAATTACAGATCAATGTATCAAACATGGGCTGAAATCCAAATGAAGAATGACATTGATCGTTTTCATTTAAAAGAACAAGAGAGATTAGCTTTCAGGGATTCATTAATAGTAGACCGGGCATTTTTTGAATTTAGAATGTTTGATTCTGATTATAAGATTAAGAAAAGGAATCCAAAACAAGTATTCTACAGAAAGAGTCCTAACGAAAGGTGGATATCTAACGGTATGTGGGTTGGTATAGTTGACAAGATGACCGTAGCGGATGTCTTGGATAACTACGGACACATGATGACCAATGAACAGATGGAATCCTTGAATGTCCTGTTTCCTGTTCAAGGTGCCGGTTATGCTATTGATGGTAAGGAGAAAAGTGCTTATTACGATAACACAATGCCTTACGAATGGAACAGAACGGGCCCGGGTCTTGGTATGAGGCAGTACATGTCTGTTGCCGGCTTAAATGGCAATTGGGGCCCAAGAGGTGATGTCACCGATTATCTATTTGCTGCAGATGAGGATCTCATTGATGTAAACGTAAATCAATACATGAGGGTTTGTACTATGTATTGGAAAACACAACGTCAGGTAGGTATCCTTACAAAGATCACAAATGACAGTCCTGTACCTATAACTGATTATGTATCAGGAGATTATGTTATAACTGATAAGCCAATTTACAATACAGTTACTTACAAGGAAAAGACAAAAGAGAGTTTGATCTTTGGTGAACATATTGATTGGATATGGATCAATGAGGTTTGGGGCGGTATCAAAATAGGTCCTAACCTTCCTATGTACGGATGGGGTGTAACCAATAGTGGTTTTACGCCTATGTATCTTGGTCTTAATGGTGGTAAACCAGGAAGAATGCCTTTCCAGTTTAAAGGAGATGATGAGCTTTATGGTTGCAAACTGCCGGTAGAAGGTTGTGTATTTAGTGATTATAACTCTCACTCACGAGCTGTAGTAGATACATTAAAGCCATATCAGATTGGTTACAATATGTCAATCAATCAGGTAGTTGACCTTATGGTAGATGAACTTGGTGTCATTGTAACCTTTGATCCAAATGCATTGCCTAAGCATTCATTGGGTGATGATTGGGGGCCAGACAATTTCCCTAAAGCATGGTCATTTGCTAAGGATCATGGTGTACTTCCTTTCAATACATCTATAGCAAGTACAGAGGTGCCGGTAAGTCCAAACCACTTCCAGAAACTGGATCTTACTCAGTCTGAAAGGTTTGTTACCAGGTTAAAACTTGCAGAGTGGTTTAAGAATGCCGGCCTTGAAGCATTAGGCATGAACCCTCAGCGTATGGGTGCAGTAATTGATCAGGAACAAACTGCTACCGGTATACACCAGGCAGTGGCTGCTTCATATAGCTCTACTGAACACTTGTTTACTCAGTTTGATGAATTGATAGTACGTATCCATCAACAGAGAACTAATCTGGCTCAGTACTATAACTGTAACAATCCTTCTGTACGTCTTCAGTACACAACTGATGATGGTATGAAACAATGGTTCCAGATAAATGGAACAGAACTTCTTGGTAGAGATTTTGGTGTAACCTGTCAAAGTGATCCAAGGGCCAAGTTTGTCCTTCAGGAAATGAAGCAGGTATTGTTGACAAACAATACTACCGGAGCTAATATGCCGGAACTCTTATCTCTTGTTAAAGCAGATTCTATTGCAGAGGTTGATGGTATCATTAAGGGTATACAGAACAGACAAGAGCAAGAAAGAACTCAGAAAATGCAGCAGGAGCAAGAAATGCAACAACAAAGACTGCAGCAGGAATGGGCTATTCATGAGGATGAACAAGCTCATGAAATGGAAATTGCAGAAAAGAAAATGGCTAATGAAAGATATGTTGCAGAAGTTAGAGCTGCTGTTGCTACAGGTACACAGGATATCAATGCTAATCAGCAAAATGACTATTTGGATACTGTAAAAATACTTCAAAATCAACAGCAAAGTCAAAGCAAACTGGACTTTGAAAGAGATAAACATATCTCTCAGGTAGGTTTGGAGAATCAAAAACTTGATGTACAAAGGCAAAAAATAGCTGCAGAGGATCGTAGAACAGCTCAGGAATTGAAAACTTCAAGAATAGCTCAAGAAAAAAAGAAAAAAGAACAAAAGAAGTAGTAGTAGTAAACTTTACTCCACATTTAGTAAATAAGGAGTAACACTTGGTAGGTTTAATACCAAAAACTACACTATCTTAATATTAGGAACCAACCAATTATTATATGAGTAACCTTGCTATTGAGCAACTTAATGTAAATCCGGACAACGGAGGAATGGGTACAGGACCATCAGATATCCTTATCCCAAAAATTAATGATGTCTTTGCTAAGACAACAAGTCTTAGTCTTCTTGACTCATTAGAACCAAAAGAAAAAGAACCATCGGAACCATCTGAAAAAGAACCTGAACAAGAACCATCCGAAAAAATAACTTCTGCTGCAGGTCTGAGTATCCTTAATGAAATTTCAAATTTATCTGAAGAAGAAGGAGGAGCATCAGCAGGGTCAGAAGAAGGATCAAAAGGTCGACCAAAGAGTGATAGAAATATCATGGTCAACTTTTTAAAAAGTAAGATAGAAGCGGGTCAATTTGAGACTTATTCGGATTATGATGAAAAAACTCCTCTTGACGAGTACCTGAGCAAAATGCCGGAGAAAGATTTGGTGAGTTTGGCAGAAATGAATCTGGATGCACAAAAAGAGAAAGAGAAAGTTTCATTGAGAAATGAAGTATTTGAATCTCTTCCGGGTTCTTTGCAATATGTGGCACATGCTGTAGCAAATGGTGCAACTGAACATGATCTTCAGGATATCTACGCAGCACTCCTTAGGGTAGAGCAAACAAGAGCTTTGGATATTAATGATGAAACAGATCAGGAAACTATTGCTCTTGCTTATTTACAGGCTACGGGTTTTATGGAAGGCGATGTTCAAGCTATCCAGGAACAAGTACATGAGTGGAAAACTGATGGTAAACTTGAAGGAAAAGTAAAGCAGTTTAAGCCAAAGTTGGATCAGATGCAGGAAGAGCAGGTACAATACCAGCTTGTTCAGCAGGAAGAAATGAGAAGGCAACAAGCAGAACTTGCTGCTTACTATAATCAAAATGTAGTAGAGGCTCTAAAGACCGGTGATCTGAATGGTATTAAACTGGATAGGAAAAGGCAAGCTGATTTTTACGATATGCTAACTGTAGTAAAACCTTCACCTCTTTCCGGTAAACCTGTAAATGCTTTAGGTGCTGCACTGGAACGTATTCAGTTTTCAGAAGAGCCTGATTACAAGTTACTTATGGAAGCAACCTGGTTGCTGAACAATCCGGATGAATACCGTAATGCTTTAATGCAAATGGGTAAAAACAAGGGAGCTGCCGAAGTAGAGAAAAAGCTTAAGTCTGCTGAAGTATCAAGAACTCAATCTCAATCATATGAAGAGCCGGAACAACCTTCAATTAAGAAGAAAGGACTGGTTCGACAAATAAATCCTTTTAAACGATAACAATTTTTAATAACAAAAAACAATAGAATAAAAAATGGCAACTCCGGTTTTAGGTAATGGTATGCTACTCAGGGACAACATCTTCCCTGTGACTGCCCACGTAGATTCGTACAATCTGCAAAATTTGATGAAATCAGCTAAACCTACTGATATGGGTATAGTTGAGTATTTCGCTCAGACACAGATGGTTCAACCTTTCCTTTACAACTTCTCTTCTTTTGGAGGTAAGAATGAAAGAATTGTTGATGATCCTGTAGGTCGTTATTCATGGTCTGTACCTGTAGTAAACGACATGCCTCACGTAACAAGGGATTTGGATCCGGGAAATACTCAGAAAGGTCTGGGTGGTACTCCTTTCCAGATAGCTCTTTCTCGTAGGGCATTCGGTCATACAGATATCATCACTTATGATAAAATGGCCGGTCTTGAACTTTATGTAATGGATTACAACGTGATCAATACTGAGAACGGTGAGACCATTTACACAGTTCGTATTGTGAACTACCAAAACGGTCTGTTCCTGGACAACAACATCCTGGTTCCTCAGACTACTTTCTTCCGTAAGACTTCTGCAAGGGGTGAATATGGTGAAAGATTCTCTGATGTAAACATGAGAGCCGGTTACCGTGAGTTCTACAACTACATCTCAAATGCTGAGGCTGACTGTTCTTTCTCTGTAACTAAGTGGGCACATGACCGCATGGTTGCTGAAAAAGGTGGTATCCCTGTAAAAGAGATCTTCCAGATCCGTGACAATGACCTGATGGACATTGCTCGTGTTAACATTGCTGCTGCTGAAGAAAGAATCAAGCAGGTAGGTATGTTGAAAATGATGAACGAGGGTCAGATCTCTTACTCTTACGTAACAGCTTTGGAAGCTGCTGCTGCTAAGAAATGTATTGAAGACGTTGAGAACTACATGATGTGGGGTCTTGGTGGTACTATCACTACGGATGGTGCTGATGACGTTCGTCTGTCTCAAGGTCTCTGGAGGCAGCTTGACAACTCATTCCAGCGTGTGTATAACATCGGTACATGGAACATGGGTATCCTGCAGTCAGAACTGTTCAACTACTACAATGGTCGTGTTGACTTCGTAGGTCCTGATCCTAAGAGGGAAGTTATCGTGCAGACTGGTATGGCCGGTATGCAGCAGGTAAATGTTGCTATCCAACAGATGGCTACAAACTCTGGCCTGGTTATCAATGCTTCTGAAGTAGGTGCGATCACTAACAAAGGCATGGACCTGAAGTTTGGATTTGCGTATACATCATACGTGATACCATTCTTGGCAAACGTGAAGTTTGTTGTTAACCCTGCTCTGGATCCGGTAGAAGCAAACGATTGGGAAAACCCTTACATTAACGGTTTCCGTCTGTCTTCTTACTGCTACATCATATGGGATATTACTGAATCAGGTGGTAACGACAACATCTATATGATGAAAGGTGCATGGGACAAAGGTCTTACTTGGTACTATGTAAACGGTAGCTGTGACTACATGGGCAGAAATGGCCATAGTGCAGCCGGTGACTTCTCTGGTTACAAGGTACGTATGATGATGTACCACAAGTCAGTGAAGGTAGTCGATCCTACTCGTGTACTTAAGATTGTTCCTCTGAACCCTCGTACAGGTCGTGCGTTCGGTAGCTAATTTTAGACACTTTTTCGGTGCGTGTGTTTTATAAATAGTGCAGTGTGGTTCTCCACACTGCATTTATTTATAACATAAGAGAAATAAACTTGCACATAATCCATAAATCCCCTATCTTTATATCGGAACCAAAAAATAAACAATGGCAACATTAAAACATGCAATTCAGCAATCTGCTGCTATAACACATAGCAGTGTAAGTATCAGACCCTTTTTGAGTAATAAATCTAACATGGGTCTTGAAAAGTACAATCTTGTAATAGCAGACGGAGTAAAACACCGTGTTTGTATTACAGTATTGGGTACAGACAGGATTAAAACCTACTTGACAGGTCTTAATGAGCAGTCACAGGAAATGCTTGAACTCAAAAAAGAGGGAGAGAAAAATAAAGAGAAGAAAGAAGAGTATGAGGCAAGAGTAAAAGAGATCAGGCAGATAGTAGCCAGGGCAGAAAGAGAACTTAACGGTAACTATACTTTGGATCATGAAGATCCGAATATTGTAAACGATAAAGAGTTTTGGAACAAAGTAAAAATGTTTCATAGTGTAATACCGGATCAGTTTGATGAGCAACGTAAGAGAATTGCTACTTATTGGGATGATGTTACTCTTGAGTTGGATAACCATGGTCAGGTACTTGACGAGCGTGATATTCGTGATATTCTTTTGATCAAGATTGCAGAAGCCGGAGGATTTGCTTTGATTGCACCTTCTTACGAAACTGCAGCAGAAAATGGCAAATTCAAGTTCTATCTTGATAAGAGATCTAAATCATCTGCAGTAAAAGTAAGTGGTCGTAAGCTTCGTGACGAAGCAGGTTCAGCACTTTTGAAACTTTACAAAGGTGACTCAAACAAACTTTTCTATGTTACAAAACTTATATCTATAGATAGTTTGTACTATAGGACCGGTAAAAACAATACCCCTCTTGACGTATTCTATGATGATTGTTCTCGTTACCTTGATGGTGAAGGAATTGAAAAAAGTAAGGAAGAAGCAGCCCGGAAGTTTATTGAATACTGTAAACTTGAAATGGAAGAACTCCGTTTGAGATGTATGGTAAAAGATGGTACGGCAACAAGGGTGCTTTCATACAAACCGGATGGAAGTATCTATTACTTGGCTACAGGTACACCAATGGGGAAAACAGTAGCAGAGTGTATTGTCTTTCTTAAAGATCCACTGAACCAGGATATATACAAGAGCATGAAAGATCAGCTTGAAAAAGCATGGTCAGAATAGTTTGTTAACAATCAATATAAATCAAAATGAAAAAGTCAGCAGGTTCTAAAATGATGATGATGGGAGGTAAAGCTCCTAAGATGCAGATGGGCGGTAAAGCTCATACACCAAAACCTATTACTGCTCCAGGTGGTACAACACTGAACGGTAAGAAAGTAAGCAATAAAATGTCTTAGTAATAATGAATGTCCAGTTACTCCAGAAGAAGGTTCAGGAAAGGTTGAATAAACTTTCCTCATTTGACTACGGTAATATTGAACCATGGTCAGTTGTAGAGGCTTTTAACAAAGCTCAACTTCAATGGGTAAGAAGACAATTACAAGGCGTTAATCAGACAAAGACCGGGGCCGAGGGTAGTATAAGGCGTATTGACGATCTTAGTATTATTCTCGTCTCCGGCTCACTGTCACTTACTCTTGCAGATATTTATTACGATACACCTCTTCCTGATGATTACATGGAATGGAACAGGATATCTATCAAGGGTAAAAATGAATGTTGTCCGGATAGACCTTTTGTGGTGTTTCTTGCATCAGAAGACAATAGGGATATCTTATTAGCAGACAGATCAAAACAACCAAGTTTTGAGTGGGCTACAACATTTGCAACAATTACAAATGGGAAAATCCGTATTTATACAAATAACGATTTTCTTATCTCAAGTGCAGTTTTTTCTTATTATCGCTACCCTCGAAATATTGAAATAGCTGGTACTCCAAATATCTACTTGCCAGGTGCACCTATTTCACCGGTAGATGTAGAATCAGAACTTCCTGAAGATGTTCAGGAAATACTGGTAGATGAGGCAGTAGGTATACTTGCTTCGGATATACAAGAATATTACAAAGCTTCGGCTGTAAACCAATCAGCACAACTTAATACATAATGTTACCAATATTGACGTTTAAGGGTAG